CGCTCGCGATACCACACGCAGCAGCCGCTACCGCGCAGCAGCGCGTCGTCGATCGCCTGGGCGCTGTGGCGCGGCGTGAACTCGACCGCCAGCACTGCGACGCACGATCGCGCATCGACCAGCCGGCGCGTGCGGCCGTTGCCCGTCAGCGCGGCGCGATGAATGTCGGTCAGCCGGCAGACCGCGTCGATCAGACCAGCCAGCGAGTGCTGGATGTACCGGCCTCGCGAGAAGATCGGCAGCTTTTGAATATCGCGATCGAGCGCCGCTGCCGGCAATGGCTTGCCGGTGAGCTTCTCGGCGAGGTGCGGATTCGCGGCGACCACGGCGGCTGTCCGCTCGCGGAGCTGGTCGACCAGGCCGAGGCGCTCGCCGGTCATTGCTCAGGCCGCCTTCTTCCGAAGCTGGCGGCGCGGTGGCGTTGCCTTTTTTCGATTCGCAAGTTCAGCCAGTGCGGCATACGTGACGCCGCGAACACTTAGCCGCTGCGCAGCCTCAATTATCTGCTGCCAGTATCGGGCCGGGACGCTTCCGCGCGCGACCCACTGCCTAATGGTGTTGGGGCTTTCACTGATTTGGGGTGCCATTTTTGCGGCACCACCAAAGCCATCGACCAAGTCGCTGAAGGTTTCCATAGGCGCGGACGTTACATTTCGTCATATGACACGTCAACACCTAACGTCACGCTCGCTGCGTTACGCTTTGTGCCCATGAGCAGTCCCGCCGACCGGTTGCGCGCACTAGCCGAAGCCGCCGGCTTTGAAAGCCTTTCGGACTTGGCGCGCGCCGCCACGATCCAAGAGGCAACGATGCGCCAGCACATTGCGCGCGATTCCATCCCCAAGGCGGCCGCAAGCTTGTACGCGCGAGCCGGTCGGCGCACTGGCGTTTCGGTGGAATGGTTGCTCTACGGCAAGGGCACACCGCCGAAGGGCGTCGATCCTGATGACCGCCCAGAACCTATCGCTAAGCAATTATTATTTGCCGATAAGGCTTCGGTCATGGTGCCTGAGCTCGAGGTGCACGCTATGGCGGGCCATGGCGCGGATGGTCAATTCCTCATTACGCAAGCCGATGCGGTCGACGCGATGACCGGCCAATATAGTTTCCCGTCCGCTGGCTTCCGCCAGGCATTCGGCGCCAACGCTGGCGAGGTCATCATCGCCGAAGTGCTTGGCGATTCGATGATGCCGACGCTTTACCCCGGCCAAAAAGTCATGGTGCACATTCACGACAAGCGCCCCACCCCGCCGGGCATCTTCTACGTTTGGGACGGCATGGGGTTGGTCATAAAGCGCGTCGAGCTCATCCCCGGCAGCAACCCGCCGACCGTTCGCATCAAGAGCGATAACCCGAAGTATGAAACCTATGAGCGCACCGTCGATGAGGCGCACATCAACGGGCGTGTTATATTGGGTTTTACGAGGTTCTAATGGTCGAGCAGAGCGGCGGCGCTAGTTACCGTCGCGTTCTTCTGCCTCGCGCTCCAACACGATTCGCATAAGCGCTTCGGTTTGTTTGGAGGACAGTTTCCCGGTGCGCCGGTAGACCTTGAGCACGTCTTCGACAAATCGAATTTCCGCATAAGGCTGAGCGCGAGCGGCGAGCTCGGCTAGCGTTTTGGGCGAGCTTGGCTGCCGCTGATTTGGCGCTGGCTCTCGCTTCGACGCCCCTCCCCCAAACAAAGAACGCAGCCAATTCATCCCCAACCTCCGCGAAGTTGGCAAAAAGCCTACATGTTGATGCGTGACGTTTTGTGTTGACTTATGCGTGACGTTTCGTATTAACTCCGTCACGTCAGCACCACGCCGACACGGGCCGGGCCGCACCCGGAGCGAGCGACACCCATCGCTCGATCGGGAGGGCAGCATGTCCAACATCACCCGCAACGCCCGCGTGATCCACCGCAACCCGCTGCGGTCCTACGGGGCCGGCACCGTCGCGCACGCCGGCGTCAACTTCGTCGAGGTCAAGTTCGACGGCGAGACCGTGGCCCGCACCGTCCGGGCGAAAGACCTCATCGTGATCGTCACCCCGGCCTCGATGCCAGGCAGCGAGGCGCAGGCGCGGTTGTGCTGGCCGCTGGAGCGCGCCGGCGAGCCGGTGAGTGCGGCCTGATGAGCGCGCGCACCAACGGCCAGCCGCTCTGGTTCGTGCGGCCCATCATCGACGGCGTCATCCGCGAGGATATGGGAACGCCCTTTGTCGGCACGCTCGCGGCCATGGTCGATCACACCAGCCGCCTGCACCGGGAAACGGGCCTGCAGCATGCCGCAAGGACCGGCACATGAGGTATCTGAGCGTCTGTTCCGGCATCGAGGCCGCGACGGTCGCTTGGCATCCGCTTGGCTGGACGCCCGTTGCCTTCAGCGAGATCGACCCGTTCCCGCGCGCCGTGCTGGCGCACCACTACCCTACCGTCCCGCTGCACGGAGACTTCACCACGATCGGAGCCGACGACTATGGATCAATTGACCTTCTTGTCGGAGGCACCCCCTGCCAGGACTTCAGCGTCGCCGGACTTCGCGCAGGAATTACTGGCGATCGAGGGAACCTCACACTTGAGTTCCTACGCCTGGCTGCGCGAACGCAGCCACGGTGGATCGTTTGGGAGAATGTCCCCGGTGTCCTGTCGTCAGACGAAGGACGGGCGCTTGGAGCCTTCCTCGGAGGGCTGGCAGAACTCGGGTATGGGTTCGCCTACCGGGTTCTTGACGCTCAATACTTCAACCTGGCCCAGCGACGGGCGCGCGTGTTCGTTGTCGGATGTCTTGGAGACTGGCGACGTGCCGCAGCGGTTATTTTTGAGCGCGAAAGCCTGCTCGGGCATCCTGCGCCGCGCCGCGAAGCGGGGGAAGGAGTTGCCCCCACCATTAGCGCACGCACTAAAGGCGGTGGCGGACTCGGAACCGACTTTGACTGCGACGGCGGCCTGATTTCCCATTGTCTTACCGCCCACTCTGGCCGGCGTGACTTTGAATCCGAGACGTTCGTTACCCACGCCCTCCGCGCCGAAGGCTTCGACGCCAGCGAGGACGGCACAGGACGCGGCACGCCGCTGGTTCCCGTCGCCTTCTCCATCATGCCGATGAACAGCGGCAAGGACTACAAGGCGCGCGAGACAGACATCGCCCAGCCAATCATGGCCGGCGGCCCTGTCGGCGGAAACCAGGGCGGCGATTACATCGTTGAGCCGGTGCCATTCGACACCACGCAGATCACCAGCGCGGCGAACTACAGCAAGCCGAAGTCGGGCGATCCATGCCATCCGCTTGCTGCGGGAGCGCATCCCCCCGCGATTGCCTTTTCCGTAAAAGACCACGGGGCTGATGCCGGGCCTATCTCCCCGACATTGCGCGCCGGCGGCCATGACAAGAGCCACGCGAACGGCGGGGTGATGCCGGCGATTGCCTTTGAGTGGCAGCGCGGAGCGACGCAGAACCTTGCTATGCACGAGGACTTCTCGCCTGCGCTTATCAAGAGCCAGACGCCTGCCGTCGCCTTTGACCTCCGCGGCAGGGAGGGCGGCGCTCAATTTGAGGGGCCGCACGACACGGCGAACATCAGGGCGGCATCTGGCGGGTCGTCGCGAAGCTATGTCGCCGCCACCGCCGTCCGCCGCCTCACACCTCGAGAATGCGAGCGCCTTCAGGGGTTTCCCGACGACTACACGCTGGTCCCGTATCGGGGAAAGCCGGCAGCGGACGGAAACAGATATAAGGCTTTGGGGAATAGTATGGCTGTTCCCGTTATGAGGTGGATCGGTCAACGGATTGCGTTGGTCGATAAACTCCAGCCGCTCGATCAAAGAACAGAAGCCCAGCCCGCAGCAAAGCGCAGGCGGCCCGCTCAAGCGAACGGTGCGCCGTCGAATGCGCCGCTGGAGAGGGAAACACATGGAGATTAGAGGGATCGTTGTTGGCGGCGTCCAGGTCGATGTGGTGAACGATTTCACCCTTCCTCGCCTTTGCAATTTTGCGGTGTTCCCATTCGCGCCTGTATCGCTGCGAGCCATCCCGAAGGCCGTGGTTCTTAATCATCGCGGCGTGGGGCCGGTCGCCCTTCTCAATGGCTGGATTTGTGACTGGCGCGGCTTTCGTGATCGCGTCCACCACAGGGCATACCATCAAGTAGCCGTGCCGCTCGTGCGTGCCGCTCGGCAGGCCGTGCTTCTTCTGTTTATCCGCGTAAAGCGCGTCACCGTGCCGATGCCACATCTGATAGTGCCGGACGCACATCTCGCGTGCCGTGACAGGACGGTCACAGTGTTTACAGGAGCGGCCAACGACGCGGCCAGCCCACCTATATTCAGGCGATCCATGCCGCATCTGGCGCTTGTAGTGCATCAAGCAAAGTCCGTGTGCAGCGTGTCTTCTGCCGCATCCGTCGATGGAGCAAGGGCGATTGGTTCTCTTGGGTGCCATAAGGGAAGCATATCTCGCTACAAGGCGCTCGGCAGCTCGATGGCAGTGCCTTGTATGGCTTGGATCGGTGAGCGGATCGCCTTCGTCGAGAACCTTACAGAGAAGGCCGCCACATGATCACCTCGGCAGCTTCCGCCTCACCGATGCCAGCGCCAGCCCGCGCGCCTTCAGCAGCGCCCGGATCTCGGCCCAGACGCCGGCCGGAATTTCATTCGATCCCGCATCCCAGCGCCGCACCGTCCGGTCTGACACCTTCAGGTCGCGGGAAAGGTCGGATTGCCAGCGCGGGCCGTACATGGCCTCGCCGGCCTCGCGGAGGAGAGCGGGGGTCATCCGTTGCACTCGCCGTCCGCCCATTCGGCCCAAAGGTAATCCTCGGCCTCTTCCAGCGTCTTGAACTCGGCTTCCGTGGTGCCGATCACGACCCCAAAGCCCCACTCGCGCGCTTCGATGTGTTCGCCACCGTCGCGGTAGGTGAAGCCGGTCGGATAGTCGTGGTCCATGCCGGTGACGGCCGCGAGGTCGTCGCACCATGTCCGCGTCGCCTGCCATTCGATCTTGGTCATGGCTTAGGCCTCCTCGCGCTTGGCGAAGAAGGCGACGAAGGCTCCCGCGCGCTCCTCTTCGGTCATGCCTTCGCGGTTCACGGCCGTTGCAAAGCGGGCATGGGCGTCGACGGCTTGCTGGGCTGCAGCCTTGCTGCGGAAGCGGCTATCGCCGCCCGCGCTGTAATAGGTAGAGCCATCCTTGGCGATGCACTCGGTGACTTTGCGAAGGTTCGTCATGTTGGTCGGGCCTCCTGCCCAGATCAGGCGGGCCTCAGCGCCCGTCCATGTCCGGTATTTAGGACACGGGCAGACCGAATGCAAGCGCTGTTTTTCAGGAGGTCAGCATGACCCGCAACTGGCTACTCCTCGGCCCGGCTATGGCGCTGGCCGGCGCGCTGATCGTCGTGACGTGCGCCCCGCGCGCTAGGGCCGCTGCCGATCACGATCGATCGCCAGCCACGCACCTGTTGTGGTCGTGCCAGCAAGACGCCTGCCGATCGCACGGCAAGCCGCTCGGGCAGACCGCGTGCCAGCTCGACGCGGCAAGCCTGGCGAACGTGCTGCCGAAGGGCAGCAGGGTGACGTGCCAGAGGACCGCGAAATGACCGAAGAAGAAGCCAAGACGAAGTGGTGCCCGCCCACGGCTGCAAGCAGCATTGACGGCGACACGCATGCGGGCAACTGCATCGGTTCCCGCTGCATGGCGTGGCGGTGGCTTCACAAGGCGGGAAAAGACGAGAACGATCAGCCCAACTATTATGCCGGACCGTGGCAGGGCTACTGCGGATTGGCAGGCCGGCCGTGAGCGGGCGCAATCCGGAGGCGCCGCGGTGCTCCTGGTGCGACGCGCGGTGCCGCAACCAGGGCGACATCATCGCGCACGAAGCCGAGCATCGCCGCGATGACGAGCGCCTTACCGACAAGATGATGCGGATTGCAGACCTGGAGGAATACAAATGAGCGATTGGCGCACGATCCCGCTCAACCGCGTCAACTGGCGCATCACCGCCAGCTCGCGGAATGCGATGGTGCTGTTTGCTCATTCCACGCCGCCGCGTGATCCCCAATATCCCGACGGCCACGAGTGGGCCGGCATGACGCTTGGCGAGCTTGCCGACATGGGCGAGCGTAAATGGTGGCGGACAGAATATGTCGGCGTTAAGGCCGTGGCGGCGATCAAAGAGCTGATCGACCGCGCGGCAGCCGGCGAGGATGTCACGGTCGGAATTGATGCCGATTCGTATCAGCCGCAGCCGTGGCCGAGGAGCCAACCATGACTGACCGCGACAAGATCATACAGGTGATCGCGGAGGGTGCCGCCGCATACGAGGGCGTCACTTACTCGATGTTCCCCAAGCCGTTCAATGAGCAGGCAATACGAATCCTCGACGCCCTTGAGACCGCAGGGCTGGCGGTGGTGCCGGTAGTGCCGACAGAGGCGATGGCGACAGCGGGCGGCGGTTCGATCATTCGCCCCAACGTCTACATGGGTGGCGTTCCACCCGGCGCGAAGGTGCGCGCTCGTGACGTATGGGCCGACATGCTCCGCGCAGCGAAGGAGACGGGCGATGAGTGAAGACCAGACCCTGCGCATCGCCGCTCGCGCGGTGCAGCTCTACGCCGAGACGCATCCAAGGCCGGCGCAGGTTACGCAGCGGCAGGCAGCCGAGATCCTCGGCTTTCATCCGAAGACGATCCGAAACTATATCGCCGCCGGGAAACTGACGCTCAACGGCTGCGGCCTCATCCCGATCGGCGCCGTCGACGCGCTGCTCGTTCCCCAGAATTTACGCAAGGTGTCCTGAAAACCCACGATTTGCAGGGCGTCGAGAGTCCGGCCGGGGGCACCAAGGGGCCTATCCCGGCCTTCCTCGCATAGAGAGAAAAAGCGGATAATACCGGCGCCACCGACACTTCACCGGCCTCGCGCTTGCCCCTGAATATCCCCCGAACTGGACAATCTCGCCAACGACTCCCCATTATTCCCCCAGGCCACTACGCACGGGGGAGCGACGATGGCATCGGTGGGCAAGCACGGCCGGGGATACCGGGCGCAGGTCTATGTCGGCGGGCGGCGGGCGTCGAAGGTGTTTCGAACGCAGCGCGAGGCGAACGCCTGGGCGGCTCAGATGGAGGAGCAGCTCGCCGCAGCGCCGGCCGATCGGCACACACTGCGCGACCTGATCGACGACTACGTCGACAAGGTCATGTCGAAGAAGCGCGGCAACGTGCACGAGGAGCGCCAGGCCAAGGCGTTTCTGCGCGACTTCGGCTGGCTGGCCGACAAGCGGCTGGCCGAGCTCGATACCCCGGACTTCGCCCGGTGGCGCGACGAGCGGCTGCAGTCGGTGAGCGATGCCACGGTGCTGCGCAATCTGAACTGGCTGCGCCACGCATTCAGGATCGCGAGGGAGGAATGGCGGTGGATGACCGGCAACCCGCTGACGGGCCTCCGCATCCCGAGAAACCCCGCACCACGCACGCGCCGGGTCAGCCCGGCCGAAGTCCGCGCGCTCTGCCGCGTCCTCGACTATCGGCCCGGCAAGGCCCCTCAGACGAAGTCGCAGGAGGTCGCGCTGGCCTTCCTGGTCGGCATCCGCTCCGGCATGCGCGCGGGCGAGATATTGAGCCTGTCGAGCGGCAATCTGGACCTGCGCCGGCGGGTGGCCTCGGTCGCCCACAAGACCCAGCACCTGACCGGCAAGCCTCGAGACGTGCCGCTGACCCGGCATGCCGTCCGGTTGCTGGCGCCCGTCGCCCAGCTCAAGCAGTGCTTCACGATCTCGTCGGCCGTGCTCGATACCCTTTTCCGCAAGGCCCGCGATCGGCTGCTGATCGAGGATTTGCACTTTCACGACTCCCGCGCCGAGGCGCTCACCCGGCTGGCCCGCAAGGTCGACGTGCTGACGCTCGCGAAGATCTCCGGCCACAAGGATCTCCGGATCCTGCAGAACGCCTATTATCGGGAGACGGCCGAGCAGATCGCGGCGCGGCTTGGGTGAGCGCCGCCGGCCCCGGAAATCTGCCCGCCAGGCGCGATCCCGCCCGCAGGCCCCGGAGTGCGTCCGGACCGGACGGCGGCCACCTGGCGGGCAAACGGCTGGCGCGGGTGGGCGGTTCGCCCTGAAACGAAAAAAGCGCCCGCCCCGGCGTGGACCGGGACGGGCAGTTTAGGGAGGAAACGCCCAAGACGGGCATGTCGGCTCCGGACGAATCCAGACGCCAACCTCGTGTGCGCCTCAGCGCATATTCAAATGATCGCGACGCAGGCCGACAGCGCGGCCAGCACGAACAGGACCACGGCGAAGATCGCGGCCGGTCGTGCCGCCAGCCGCTCGAGGCCGCGACCGAGGCAGATCAGCCACGCCCAGGTGCAGGCCAGCGAGGCCAGCAACAGCACCGCAGCGGCGATCAGCAGCACGGCCGTCATGGTCAGCGGCCCGCGGCCACTTTCTCAAGCGCCGCAGTCTTTTGAGCGGACCCGCTGGACGAGCCCAACCAGTAGCTCAGCACCATGCCGTACCCGGTCGCCGCGCTGCCGCCGAGAAGCAAAAGCGCTTCCTTCATGCCTTCAGGCACCACCTTCGCGAACAGCATGTAGACGAATCCAGCGAACACGACGATCGCCAGCACGCTCACGATGGGCGAGCCCCAGGCTATCGCCGATCCAGCCTTGGCAAGTTCGACGGTCTGGCTGCGAGCAGACGCCACGTCGGCGATCCGGCTGTTGAGTTCCTCGAGCGCCTGCCGGTTCATCTGCGCTTCGTGGTTGCGCGCGTCGGCTTCCGCCTGCAGCACAGCCATCTTGAACTGAAGCGCGAGATTGGGATCGGCGGAGATCGCCCGCTCGATGCCGGCAGCGTCCGACGTGCCCAGGATGTCCTGCGCGATGCCGGTGATCTTCGCCGCGGCGACGCCGGCCTTGTCGCCCATGATCCAGGACGCGACGGTCGGCGCCAGGCCGAGCAGCAGGGGGATCAAGGGCATCAGGCGTGCCTCTCGTAGGCCGCAGCCATCAGGCCGGCGTAGCGATCGACCTGCCCCAGCCCGTTGTAGCGGGCGGCAAAGGCGTGCCAGTCCGTTCGGCGCACGGCATCGACCAGCACCGCGTCGGCCTTCACGAAGCGCACGAATGCGTCGAGCTGCCCGTCGTCGGTTGCCATCGCCTCGCGCATCGCTTGCGGGCTGTCATAGCCCAGCGCGCGCCAGTGGAAGCCCATGATCTGAAAAGCGCCCCAGCTGGTCGCCTGAATGGCCGCGCCCTCGTCCAGCGACGCGGCTTCGTCGAACTGCACCCACGCCTCGCTTTGGTTGCGGGCGGCGAGCGCAGGCGTCCAGGCGCGGCACGAGATATGCGGATGACTATCGTTGAACTGGTAGCCGGTGAGCTTGCCGAACCAGTGCGCCTCAAGGCGGATGATGGGCAGGCCGTCCCGGAAGCCCCGGCCGCTGCTCTCGACCTCGGCGATGGCCTTCACGGCAGCAACCTCGACGCCGATCTGGTCGGCTGCTGACTGATAGTCGATCACTTGTGCGGCCAGCGATCGAACAGCCAGGCGAACACGGCCGATATGGCGACCACGACGGCGCCGAGCCGCAGGATGATCCACCACGCGCCGGCGCCCATGTGAGCGGCGGTCCTCACCTCGTCGAGCTTTGTGTTGATGCTTTTCATCCAGGAATCCAATCCCTCGACGCGCTGCTCAAGCCGGGTGAGGCGGTCTCGTTCTTCTGGCGTCATGTCAGCATGACCTCCTCTGTCCGACGGCACGTCTCAACACCCATCAGCCCCAGCCGCGATCTGCGGTGAAGCCGTATTTCCAACTCGCCAGCGTGAGGGACTGATAAGCTCCCGGCGAAGTCCTGTTTGACGCGAAGAACGAACCGGAGCCGCCGTCGCCGGTGACGATGCCGCCCGACTTTGTATTTACCCACGGCGTCAACGTGACGACCTGCGTCGTGCTGAGCTGGCCCATGACGCCCTCGATCAACTGGTCGCCGACGGCATAGCCAAGATTGGTAGTTGTGTTTTCGAGCACCAGCTTGAAGTGCCGCGGCTTCACACCGAGGTTGTGGTTGGCGCCGATCGCGGTGCTGGCCCCCGGCAGCGTCGCCGTGAACGCGCTTTCGTACCGCCCTTTGTAGCCGTAGGCCACGGTGCTGATAACACCGCTGCCGTCCGTGGCCGCCTCGCCGACGAAGACCACGAAGGCTTCCGGCGCCGTGCTGCCGTTTCCGAGGTAGCCCTTCATTTCGGCAATGTTGAAGGTGAACTGGCCAGAGGTTGTCGCGGGCGTGCCGCCGAGCTGGTAGACCGGCGCCAGGATGGTCGAGCCGGTGGTCAGCGTCCCATCGGCGTTGACCGTCACATACAGGAAGTTTGGCGTTGCGGCCGCGCGGCTGGCAGTCAGCCCGGTCCACGCGAGGTTCGTCAGCGAGACGCCCACGCGGTCGGACGGTCGCCCTTGATAGTCGCAGCCGTTCGCTGCGGTCGCGACGAAGCGCGCCGTGGCGGTAATGTTCTGCGCCGTGATGCTCAGAGCACCGTTGGTCGAAGGAAGAAACGAGGGAAGGCCAGCCGTGGTGACCGGTCCGCACGCGACCGTCTGCCTGCGATCCGACCAGACCTGCGGAAGCGTGTTCAGGTACGTCACGCGCCACGTGTCGCCTGCTTCGTCCCACTCGACATCGAAGCGCACGCCACCAGGGATCGTCTTGGTGGCACCGTCCGCGCCGCCGTCGATGCCGTCGCCCGCCGCCGGCGTGATCACGATGCCGTATTGACCGCCCGCCGTGAGGCCGAGCCCGCCAACCTTGAAGCCCTCGGCGACTCCAGCAGTCCCGTGAGCGGGCAGCGTGAACGTGCGATTGGCGGCGGCGTTGTCCTGCGTAAACACACCGTTAATGTCGGCAATCGCAATGATCTTGTTGGCCGCGCCGACAGCAGTCCATGGGCGGCGACCGTCGTCGAACCAGAGGCCCTTCACGACATCAAGCGTGCCGACCTTCGTCTGCGTGGCATCGCCCAGAGCGATGTAGCGGTCCCACTTCACGGCCACGTCCGCATAGGTCCAGAAGGCGGAACCGGCGCGCATCAGAGCGTGGCGTGTGGCCGCAAGCCACCCGGTCACGACGCCTTCGTGAACTTCGGCAGAGGCCGGGACGTAGACCGTGAGCGGCAGATCATCGACCGTCCACGGCACCGCGGCGTTGCTGTTCGTCGACTTCCACACACCGCGCGCCATGGTGGCCGGCGAGCCCGGCGTGAAGACCGCGCCGCGGTTCATCTCCCATTTCGTGTTGTTGTTGTTGCGCACGACATACGCCGGCTTGTCGCCTGAGGAGTACTGCGACGAGAACGGCAGATAGTCGCCCTTCGCCCCGTCGAGGGAATAAGAGCCGGTGCCCGTCGTGTTGCTGGTCTCAACCGTTTCCTCAGCGAATGTGCGCGCCATGTCAGGCCTCTTTCCTAGATCAATTCGGTAAGGGTAAGCTGCGTCCGCCAGACCGCGTCGGCGCCGTCCCACCAGGGCTGCGCCTCGAACTGCGCCTGGTCCGCGAACAGCGCCTGCAGCGTGTAGAGGTACGCATCGCGCCGGGTGGCGCCGGGATCGAGCGCGAACACGAAGTCGCGCGCCAGCCCGCAATACCGCTGCAGCTCAAACAGCGAGGCGACCAGCTCGTCGTGATTTACGCTGGAGAACGGCAGGTTCAGCCGGCGCGAGGCGGGTCCGCGCGGGTCGGTGTAGGTGCGGGCGAACGGCGTCCGGGTCTGTGCATCGGGTGACTGCAGGCCGATCGCCGGGCTGTTGTCGACGTTGAAGCTCGGCTGAAATGCCTGGCCGAGCAGCACCCGGCCGAGATCGAAATAGGTCAACGCCGAGCCGGGGTCGGCGAACTCGATGCGCCAGTATTTAAAGGCCGCCGTGTTGGTCCAGCGCAGCAGGCCGGTGAAGACCGGCCAATCTGCGACGACGGGCTTTTCCGCTCCGGGCCACGGGCTTTGCCAGCCGGTGTCGAGCGCCGGCGCGGTGAGCAACTCGGCGGCCGTCTCGGCAGCGTAGATCCGGACCACGGTCGACGGTCCGAAGTTCGGCGAGATAAACGCGGCCGTGTCGCAAACCTCGGCCTGCTCAAGCGTGAAGTTGAGATACTGGCTGGCCTTGCTCGTCGTGCGCCACTTCTTCGCCGGCTGGATGTCGGCCAGGAACGAAGACGGCAGGCCGGTCATCTCCGTGCTGGCCACAACGGTCGCCAGATCGATGGTGCGCGAAGAGAGAAAGAGGCAACGCTGCTGCGAGGCGACTGGCGCGGCATAGTCGTCGCCAGCGCCAATCGGCAGCGCGCTATATGGAGCCAGCTCCGACATGCTCTATGCCCACACCACAGGAGGCGTCGACAGATCGCGACGGACGCCTGATGCGTCGATAGCCGCGAGCGTCGGAACAGCGCCCGCCCAATCCATGTTCAATCGAAGCATCGACCAGAAGCCCGTCTCAGGCACGCCGGGCGTGACCACGTTGCCGTCGCCATCGACCACCGGCGGCGTCACCCAAGGCGCTTGCATCGGCGCGTGAAGCGCGAAGTTCTCGTTTCCGGTTGGGATCGCGCCGGACTCAGGGAAGTCCATGCCCAGAGAAGCCGCCGCCGCGCGGGCAGTCGGTTCATTTGGATGCTGTAGGTATATCGCAGGCGACCACATGATCGTTCTCCTTTACGATGAAAGTAAGGGCAGCTCAGTGTCTGTTGCTGTGCGCCGCGTCTCGATACTCTTGATGGTGCTGTTCCAGTAGCCTGTCGAGAAGCCGCGACCGACGCGAGCTGCCGTGAGATTCGCCGGGACCGTGCCAGCTAGATCAGTGATGATCGCGCCGCCGTTCAGCGACACGGCGAAGTTGTTGTCTGCCCAGCGAACGGCGATGGTGAAGTCTGTGTCGCCCGCGACGACGGCGGTGGCTATGTTACACTGAGTCGTTCCGCCCACCGTCGCGATGGCGTTGAGCGTGCCGCCGTCAGCGTAGCGAATGAGCAGCCGGTTGCTCTCGCTCCCGTCGTCAACTTGAAAGATCGTCGGCGTGCTGCTGCTGATGACCCTGCGCGGCGTGCGTCCCTTGATCACCCAGCATCGATCCGTGAGCACGAGCGGGTTCGTGATGAGAGCGACATCTGCGGCGCGGGTGACTGCGACCGTCGTCGTCTGAATGTAGCTCTGGACGGAAGATGCCGAAGAAAGTTGCAAGCCCCAGAAGTATGCGTCACTCACACCGTTGCCGGTGTAGATCGCGCCGCCGTCACTAGGGGCTAGTCCAATTTGGAGATACGCCGAAATCGTGGCGGTCGCCGTCGCGACAATGGCGCAATAGTAAACACCTCCGCCGACGTGCTGCATGTAGGCAGTCGTTGTCGAGCCGATTGTGCCGACGACGCCGTTGGTCAGATCGAAGTAGGTTCGTTGCAAGGTTGTGAAGGCTTGGGAAGGATGGTCGACCCACACCCACGAACGCGCCCCTGCCTTAGCAAAGAAAGAAGCGATGTATGTCGTGCCCGTGACGTAAGAGCATGTACGGCGGATGTAGTGGCCCTGAGCGGCCGACACATCCTCGACCATCTTGTCCATCGTCGTCGTGCCGTCCGGCGCAGCGATAGCGTTCGCAACGATGGTGACTTGCTGCTTCGACCAATAAGCGTTGTCTATTTCAGCAGAGCGTTGAAGGTCGTTAGTCTCAGCTTCTTCGACCAACAGACCGTGAGAGCTGAACGCGACAGGATCGTATTGGAAGCGCGCAACGTCCGTCGCCTCCGACACGAGCACGCCGGAGGCGTTGTAGCGATAACCTGTCGAGGCGCGGGTGAGCGACACGCCGGACGGCAACGTGCCCTTCGCGAAATCAAACATCGGCTCTGCGAAGGGCAGCGCGCCCTTGAACAGCTCTGACGGCTTGATCTTCTTCGAAGTGCCGCCGTCAGCGATCAGAAGGAAATCAGCGGCAGCGTCCAATGCGCCAGAGCCGAGCAGCGGCAACCCGGATACTTTGAAGTCAGCCATAGCACTTCTCCCCCATTACACCGACAACGCCTGCAGCTCAGCGTTGCTCGCTGTGCGCCGCGTCTCGATGCGTCGGATGGTGCTGTTCCAATAGTTGGTCCCTGCGCCGCTGCCAACGCGCGCCGTCGTCAGGCCGAGCGGGTTCAGGCCAGACGTATCGGTGACGACGGCACCGCCGTTCAACGATGCGGCGAAGTTGTTGTCCGCCCAACGGACGGCCACGGTGAAGTCGGTGTCCCCTGCGACCGCGCCCAAGGAGATGAAGCAGTTGATCACACCGCCAACTGTCGTGATCGCGTACAGCACGCCGTCCGTTCCATGGATGAGCACGCGAGCGTTAGCCCCTGTTCCGTCGTCCACTTGGAAGGCGACGTTTTCCGCGACGCCGATCAGCTTGCGCGGCGTCCTTGCCTTGACGATCCAACACTGATCGATCAGCGCAGCCGGGTTCGCGATCCGAACTTCATCGGCGGCACGCGTGGCTCCCGCCGTCGTCGTGAGAATGGGGCTGGTGAGGGATGCGCAATCGGTTAGCGACATGCCGCCAAGGAACAGACCGCTGACGCCGTCGCCGGTGTAGTTAGCGTTGTTGTTCACCTGAGCCATTTCGTAGAACACTAACGAGCCTGAGCCGGTGTAGATGCTTGTGACGAGCGCAGAGCAACGATAGACGCCGTTGCCGACGTGCTCGATTGACTCCGTCAAATAAGCGCTTCCTGTGCCAAGCGCGCCGGTGTTGATGTTGAAGTATGACCGGACTGTGCCGCCACCAGTGACGAGCGTGTTCAAAACGAACGTCAGGAAGTCGCGCCCTGCGTGCTTGGCATACGCCTCAAAGCAGTAGGTCGTGCCGGCCACGAGGCTGCTGGTCCGCGACACGTTGTGCGTGCTGCCGTTCGTATCTTCGACCAGCTTGTCCATCGTGCCGTAGCCATCGGCAACCGGGGCTGATGTGCGCACCTTCACCCAGCTCGCGTCGTTGAGCGCATCAGAGTACGCGAACTGATTGGTTGTCGATTGCTCAACGAGCAGGCCGCGCGGCGTCAGCGCGACAGGATCGTATTGGAAGCGCGGCACGTCCGTGAGCGCCGCAGCTATCGCGCCAACGCTGTCCCGATACCAGCCGGTTGAAGCGCGGGTGAACGAGACGAACGGGCCCAAGCTGCCCGTCGTGAAATCGTACACGGAGGTGAGATTGTAGAGCGACGCGCGCATGATGTTCGCGGGCGTCATCCTCTTCGAAAGCCGCGCGCTCATATCCGAAACCAAGAGCGCGTCGGCGTTGGCGTCGAGCGACGCGCCGAGCAATTCCGTGAGAGCGCTGACCGCTACGTTGGCCATGATCGTTCCCCTTACGTCGAGAGCAGGACGAGTTCGGCGTCAGTCGCCGTGCGCCGCGTCTCGATGTAGCGAATGGTGCTGTTCCAGTAGTTGCCGCTCGTGCCGCGTCCGACACGCGCCGTCGTCAGGCCTGATGGGTTGAGGCCCGCTCCGTCCGCCACGACAGCACCGCCGTTCAGCGAGGCGGCAAAGTTGTTGTCTGCCCAGCGAACGGCCACAGCGAAGTCGGTGTCAGGCGCGACGGTGCCGAGACTGATCAGGCATTGCGTCGTGCCGCCCAAGGTCGCGATGAACGTCAGGTCATTCGTCGTGCGGTACTGGAGGCAGCGCCGGTTGCTCGATGTTCCATCATCGAAGCATGCCGCCATGTTGACCGCGCCGCTGGTGATCTTGCTCGGCGTGCGGCCTTTGATGATCCAGCAGCCGTCCGTGAGTGCGCGAGGGTTCGTGGCTAATGCAGTGTCCACCGCGCGTACAACAGGAGACGCGACGACCTGGACATAAGAGGTAAGGCTGTCGTCGCCGCGAATATTCATGCCCCAGAAATAAAGGCCGCTCACGCTGTCGCCGTTATAGTTGGTGATACCATCACCTGTGGACAGCGCATACAGCGGAGCAGCAGAGGCCGTGGCCGTCGCGACACAAAAGACGACACAGCGATACCAACCGCCGCCGACGTTCTGGATACGAGCTGTGCATCCCGCGCCGACAGTGCCGACTGCTCCAGTGCCGACATCGAACCATGTGCGAAGATTGCTGCCGAACGCGCCCGAAGGAAGTTGAATGAGCACCCAACTCCGCGTGTCAGCCTTTGCGAACACAGACGTGGCGTATGTCGTGCCGGATACGAATGAACAGCTTTGAGAAACGTAGTGGGACAAAGAAGCGGTGCCGTCTTCGACCAGCTTGTCTGCCGTCATCGTTCCATCCGGAGCCGCGATGGCGTTCGCCGTGATGCTGCCGCGCACCTTGCTCCATGCCGCGTTGGTGAGGTCTTCTGAGTAGGTCGCCACCCCTGAGCTTGTGTCTTCGATCAGGAGGCCGCGCGGCGTGAGCGCAATAGGATCATAGGAGAAGCGTGGCACGTCCGTCGTCTCCGACACGAGCAAGCCTGCGCCGTTGTAACGATAGCCCGCCGATGCGCGCGTGAAGGTGATCGCCGGGTTCAGGGCGTTCGTCGCGAAGTCCCATGCCGTCGAGAGATACGGCAGCGACGCGCGCATGAGCTCTGAAGCCTTCATGCCTCGCGACGCCGCTGCGCTCGTGTCGGTCACGAGCAGCAGGTCAGCTTCGTGATCGAGTTCCGTGAGCGCCAGTTCCGTTCGCGTCGACACTTTCAGATCAGGCATGGCCGGTCACTCCACGATGATCGAGTCACCGGCCTCGGTGACGATGCGATCCGCGCCGTTCTCGTGGCCAAGATAGCTCCTGATGGTTGTGGCGAACGCCATCGCGAGACGTGCAACAAGCATGCGCATGACGAGCCTCCCTGATCAGAAGTTCTGCGCGACCATCATCGCGAAGAAGTTGGTGCCGTTAAGCGTGAACACGACAGCGAGGTCGCGCTTGGCGTTCGTCGTCGTGAGCACCGGCGTTCCGTTGAGCCACGTCCACGGCCACGCCTGCGTGTAGCCGGTTCCGTTCGCGGTGAACTGGATCGTGAAGCTCTGGCCATAGCCTGCGACTTCGTTCTGGATGTCGATGGAGGTTATGTTCGCATTCACCGGCAGCGTGAAGACGCCGCCCGCGTTGAGGTCGAGCGCAACGACGCCAGCGGCAATCGCCACGGCCACGACAGTCTCGCGAACGCCTTTGGCCGCGACAGGGAGCGGAAAGTTGAAGATGCCATTCGCGTCGGCGGTGACGCTCTTTGACGCGGGCGCTACGCAGCTGATGATCTTCGTGCCGGCTGAGAAGGCGATCTTGGCGCCGGTCGTCGAGATCAGCGGCGTCGTGGAGCGCGTGATGGTCCCATCGCCGACGATCGTGCAGAGCGTAACCTCGACCTCGTTGGCGGTCTCGTGCTGGATGCAGCCCCAGAACGTGTCCGCGGCCACGGCTCCCTGGTTGGCAAAGTCGATGCGGCCTGTCGGCACTGCGCCCAGCGTCAGCGCTCCTGTCCCGGTTGAGGTCGTGAGCTGCTGGGCGAGATCAAATTTCTTGTGCGCCATGTCAGCCCCACCAGTTGAAAAGCACTTCATCGGCGCCCTGCGCGTCGATGCTCACGGCCAGCAGCGGCAGAGCCGCGCCGGCGGCTAGCCGGTCGAAGCCGGTCAGCGTCGCCACCGAGCCAAGAAGGTCGGCATACGGATCGACCTTCATTGCCCACTGCCAGCGCTTGCGCGGAACGTCGAGGATGCCCTGTTGCCGAGCCGCCTCGAGCTGCGCGTCAACCTCAAGCCAGAAGCCGGAGTTGAAGACGAAGATCGTGCGTGCCGTCGGATAGAGGTTGGCCACCGCCGGCGACGCCGACGTGGCGTAGCGGGCGGCCTTGCCCAGGATTTCCGCCGTCGCATCGTCGACCGACGCCGCCAGTTCGCTGCGGCCCTGCGGCGCCGCGTTCGTGCGCCAGCTCATGTTCGTCCCGGCGCGCGGCACGCCGATCGCGACGACACGGGGCTCGCCCATGCCCTCTTCCTGGTACGCGATCGCCCTCGACGATCCCGTGGCCGGCGACTCGACGAAACCCACGGTCAGCAGCCCGTCCGGCCTGATGCGCCACCAGCCCAGGATGCCGGCCAGCACCAGGTCAAGGGCGTCAGCCTTGCTGATTTCCCCGTCGAAGTACCAGCCGACCGGCGCGGCTTGGCGTATTTCCAGACGGTTGAACCCGGTCATGTCTATGTCGGCGGTGTCATCAAGCCGGTTGGCGCCGCGCGTCGTGGCGATGCGGCGGGCGATGGCGGCCCTGGTCGTCGGCCCTGGATGGCCATAGGCCACGTCGGCATCACCGATCACATCGACGCGGACGCCGTACTGCAGGGTCACGTTCGGCCGGGCCAGCGACTGCGCCAGACAGGTGCCGACCTCACCCGAGGGGATTACAGCCGCCGCCAGCGCCTCATACGTCGCGTAGTCCGCATTGACCGGCAGCACCACGCCGCCGTGCTTGAATGTCAGGAGCGCCTGCGAGGAGCCCAGGCTCCACTGAAACACCTGGTCGGTTGCACTCAGAAGGACCGGCTCGGCGTTGAAGACGTAGCCCAGCGCCCAGGGCTTCCAGCGGCCCGCCAGGCTGGCGTCGCCCTCGATGCCGCCGGTGCCGTGGTAATATTCGCCGTGCAGCGGCCCCTGTAGCTGCCAGCCGAGATCGCGCAGGGCGAAGCGCTTGGCGTCCAGCGCCGGCACCAGCCCCGATGTCGTGAAGCGCGCCACCGTCTCCCATGTCGAGTATTTTGTGCCGCGCGCGCCGCGCTTCAGGGTGAGCCTTGCGCCGTCCCAGACATAGTCGAGAAGCCAGTCGAGTTCGCCGGCGGGATCAATGAGTTCGATCTCGCCCACCGTGGGCCGGCTGCGGGTCAGCGGGTCAACGCCGTCGAACAGAGACGAGGCGAAATTGGGCGAAGCAGGCAGGCCGCCATGAACATAGGTCGCGGCCGGAACGTCGTCGTTGTCGCTCGATCGAGGCGCCGTCGTGGCGGGCCAGATCAAGATTTTGCCGCCCTTCCAGCCCCACTCGCCGCCGTCCGGATAAGCCATGTCACCCAGCGGCGCGAACAAGCCGAGCGACGGCCCGCTGTCCGGATCGACCGGCTCCGCGACCAGCAACAGGTCGCGGTCGCGATAGGCGCCGAAGTCGAGCGGATCGACGCCATAGGCCAGCGGCCACGGCTGGTTCGGTCCACCCATCTGGCCGAGCGGCGGGAAGAACTCCGCGGTTTCGAGCTGCGCCATGTCAGGCAGCCTGCGTGGTCACATAGCGCGACAGCACCGCCCGCAGCTTCGCCGACTCCTGGCGCTCCTGCTGCAGCTCGGCGATGAGGTTGTTGACGGTGCCGAGAAGCTGTTGCATCTGCGCGCCGTTGGCGTTCGACGCCGACGAGGGCGTGCCGTCAGCCTGCACGGACGGACCCATCGCGGCGGCCTGCACGGTCTGCAGGGCATCGACGATCTGCAGCTTGATCGCGTTGTATTCGGGCGAGCCCGCAAAATAGCTCTGGGCATACTCCGCGTAGGATGAAGCCTCGCCACCGAACCGGCCGATCGCCGCCGCGTCGCCGGCCGATGCCTGGGCATAGGTCGACTGATATGTGGCCTGTAGGCCCGCGAGGGTGCCAGACGGATCGACGTTGGCCAGGTTGCCGCCGGGCAGCAGGCGCTTGATCGCGTCCTCGAGCTGCGAGATGGCGCCGCCGTAGAGCTGCTCCTTGAGGGTGGCCTCCTTGCGAAGCAGCGCCTCGTTGATGCGCGCCATGTCGACGATGACGTCGGTGTGCTGGCCGATGTAATCGACATTCGCGAGGATCGAGGCCTTCTCGTCTTCCCAGGCGCGCAGGCCAACGGCGATGGGATCGATCAGGCCGTCGATGAAGTCTTTGCCGAGACGCTCCGTCGCCTTCTTCTGTTCGGCCTCGACCGGCTCCAGCGCCAGCCCGAGCTTCTTGGCCGTCGCAGTCATTTCCGTAAACTGGCTCTCAAGTTCGCGGAATTGGGTCCGGACGGTAAGCGCGCCCTTGCCGAGCCGTTCGTAGACCTGATCGACAAAGCCGATTCCTTCGGCCGTCTCCTTCATGCCCACGGCCGCAGCGCTCATCGACTTGAGAGCCGTCGCCATTGTCGCTGTGATTTCACCCACGGCCCCGCCGAGGATGGATCGAATGACAAGCTGAGCGGACCCCGTGTCCATCATGTTGTCTTCGTTCATGCGCCAGGACTGCTGGTTGCCCGAGGGATCGACCAGGTCCGTGGCCTGCGAGGTGTAGGACCAGTCTTTGCCCTGGGCAGTCCAGCTTGAGGCGTTCATGCCCCAGACCTTGCTCGGGTCGGTGACGCCGCCCAGCATCCCGAAGACCTTGTCGATGTTGCCGGTCAGCCCGCGCAATGCAGACTCCGATTGTCCGGAATTTGCGCCCGGGCCATAAGCGCCGCCGGTCGTGTACCAGTTGCCGCCGCCGTAGCGCAGGTTGGCGTTCGTCGAGCTATGCGTGCGCGTTTCCGCGTCGGGCATCAACATAGGCAAGATGGTGGCGAGTGCCGTGACGATCATGCCGGGGATTTGCATGCCTGGGATCAGCATCATGCCGCCGCCGATCATCTGGCCGATGCCGCTGATAGTTTTTCCTGTGCTGCCGTTGGCCGTGGCTAGGGTGTAGGCGCCCATTCCGATTCCCATGGCGCCGGACAAGGCGCCACCCAGGCTCACGCCGCCGGACATGCCGAGCGACGCGGCACCAGGCTGTAGCGGACCCGCGATGGCCGATCCGCCGTATAAGTTTTGGCCGAAAAAGCCCGCGATGCTGCCGCTGCCGCTGCCGCCCATAAACTCCGGCATTGAGAAGCCGGAGCCTGCGCTGCTCGTCCAATCGCTTGCGCTGCCGAACATTCCGCCGCCCATCGACGGCATGGAAAACCCACCACCACCGCCGCCGGCGCCGCCCAGGCCCGGCATCGACATACCGCCGCCGCCAAGCCCCATGCTCGACGCCATTCCGGGCGATACCGCGTTGACCATCACCGTCATTACCGGCCGGATCATCGCCAGCGCCATAAACTCGGCGGCCATGCGGATTACGATCTTCTTGAACGTGTCGCCCAGGCTTTGAAACGTGAAGTTGCCGTTCGTCAGCATTTGCTCGAAAGCGTCGGCGCCGACTTTCTGGATGCTTTCCAGCGCGCTCTTCAGCGGCGCCGTCCAAAGTTCGTTGGCCTTCTTGATCTCCTCGCCTTGGGCCTTGAGGCGCTCGCCGGTTTCAAGCGCAATACTGCGGCGCTCGATCGCGCGGCGGCCTTCTTCGGTGTCTCCCGTAATGCCCTTGGCCTGCAATTCCTGCTTGAGTTTGATTTGCGCAATTTCAATGGCGCGCGTCTCGACCGTGGCATTGATGAGGCGGTTCTCGGCGGCCAGAAGCTCGTTGGCCTTCTCCAGCTCTACAGTGCCGAGGTTGAAGTCCTTGAGGTTTTTGAGCTTCTCGGTGGCCTGCGCAGCCGCCTCAAGCTGGGCGGTCAACGCCTTGACGCCCTGCCCGTTTTGCTCGGCCGTTTTCCCGAACACATCCTGCGCCGTCTTCAGCGCCTTGAAATGCGCCTCGAGGTTCGCGACAGCCAGCGCGCCGTCATTGCTGGCCGCCGCGAATGCCCTGGCCGCGTCGAGTTCGCGCCCGGCGTCCTGAAGTGCCTTCTGCCGGCGGTCGGCCACAGAGTCGCCGCCTGAGCTTTTAACGCTGGACGTCGACACGCCCGGCGCCGCCAGCGGCTCCGTCGGCGGGAACGAACCGCTTACAAGTAGCTGGGAAGCATATTGATCCTGGATGATCGCGCCGCGTTCGGCAGGATCTACAACACCGCCAGCATTCGCCGTCGCGTTCTTCAGAGCTTCGTTCGCGCGCTCTGCCATGGTCTGCGTCCGGGCATTGTTGCGTTCGACTGCGGCCTTCTTGTTCCAGAAGGCGGCGCGGTCTTGCAGCATCTTCAAATCGGTTTCAGGCAGGACGCCCTGTTCGGAGCGCAGCCGCTGGCCTTCCAGTTCCTTTATGTTGCCGAGAAGCTTTCCGAGAATGTTGTTAACAGCTTCCATCGCGTCGGTGGCGATCGGAGCGCCGATGGTCGCGACGAGGGCGCGGAACTTGAGCGCCGACACCTCAGAATGATCCGCCAGCTTGTCGAGCTGCTTGATGACACTGCCGTCGATCATGGCGCCGGCCTCGGCCGCCTTCTGCGCCATAACGCCCGTGCCGGCCGCGATATCGGCCAGCATCGGCAGCATGCGCGCGCCAGCTTTGCCGAAGAAATCGACCGCCGCCGCAGAGCGCCTGGCCGGGTCGTCGATCGACGTGATCGCCGCCGCGACATCCTCGAGCAAAGCCTCAGTGGGCCGCAGCTTGCCTTGCACGTCGAGATTCTTGACGCCGATGGCGTTGAGCGCGTCCACCATGTCTTTCGACCCGTTGGCGGCGTCGCCCATCTTCTGACTGAATTTGCTTATGCCGGTTTCAAGCTGCTCCAGCTTGACGCCGTTCTGCACGGCCGAGAACTGCAGCGCCTGCAGTCCCGTAGTCGTGATGCCGAGCTGCTCGGAAAGCTCGTCCAGGCCCGCCACGGCTTTGAGCGAATCCTTGCCCATTTGCAGAAAGCGCGCGCCCAGCTCGACCACCATCAAGGCGAGGTGCGCCTTGACCATGCCGCCGACCGAGGCGAGGCCCTTCTCCATGCGCGAGAGCGCGCCATCCATCGACGCCGTGCTGCGCTCCAGCTTCTCAAGCGCTCGCGTCGCCGCGGCCGAGCCTTCGACCGCCTTGCTGCTGTCGATGACCAGGCGGATGATCTGGGTCGCTTCGGCCATGGATCACCCGTTACTTTTTTGACCGCGAGCGAGCAGCAGAGGCTTTGGCTTCGTCGGCGGCGCGGCGCACTTCGATATCGACGTAAAAGTCGTCAATGTGCGCGACGATGATGACGAAATCCTCAAGGCCCTCGCCGGAGTAACCCAGGCGCGCGCCCTCGCGGCGGATCGTTTCCAGCGGCACCGGCCGAGGAAGCGAGAGGCCGCCGCTCATGCCCATCGAAATGGACTCGTGCGGCCGGTCGCGGGCGAGAGTTAGGAAGGCCGACCAGTAAGACGCGGCCTCAGTCGATAGGCTTGGGCGGGATAGCAGGCGGTCAACGGCCTCTTCGTCGCCCTTGTCCGCGCGATCCGTCCAGCCGCGAAGCTGGCCGGCGTTGGCGCTATCCCACCGGATTAGTTTTTTGCGGCTTCCACCGTGGCTTCGATGCGCGCGCCGCGATAGTTTTTCGACTCGTAAACCACGCCGTCTAAAATGGCATAGGCATCGTCTGCGGCCATCAAGAACGCCGCGCACGCCTCGGCCGAGAACGGGATTTGGACGCCTTTGCTTTTTACGCCCGACCACCCGATGACCAGACACTGCGAGTAGATCGTCGAGAGGTACTTCCGAACCCGCTCGCCCGGTGCGCGGGCATTGCGGAGCCTGTTCAGTTCGGCGGCGATTTCGTCAGAACGGTTCCGCCATCGCGGATTGCCATCGCTGGCGGCCAGCACGGTCAAGGTGATGCCGCCGGGCAAGCCCAGCTCCGTGCCCTTCTCGCCTTCAATCTCGCGGTTACGCTGCATCGGCGCGATGTTGTCGAATTGATATTCTACTTTTGACATAGTGCCTCCGGTCGGTGAGGTGAGGCCCGCCCGCCGACCACGGGCGGGCCTCGGTTCGCGGGCCATCACTGGGCCGCTAGGACGGCCTACGCCGCCTTGGCGAGCCCCTTGGCCACCCAATCCGCGGCGGACTGGCCCTGGGGAATGTCGGCGGCTTCCACGACCATGCCCTTGGTAAAGGCGGCCTTGCGCTCGGGCTTGCCGTCGCCCTCGCTGACATACACGTGGAAGTTGGCCTCGATGATGTACTTGCTGCCCATGGCGGCGGGCTCCTCTGCGATGGGGTTGAGAATACGCGGCGGCATCAGGCGACCAGGCGCGTGATCTTGATAGCGGCGGTGTCGGTGGCGTAGTAGCGCGCCATGAAATTGAGCGTCACCATGTGATCGCCGGTTGCGCCCGGATCGTCGATGTCCGGGTTGAACACGTCACAATTTCCCAGAACGATCGTGTCCTTGAAGTTGGCCTGCGACCCGATCGTGAGCGAGAGGGTCTGCGCCGTCTGCCGCGTCATGAACGTCGAATAGTCGGCCGCGGCAGAGAAGTAGAGCTGGACGGATCCGCTCACATCGAACAGGCCGAGGCCGATGCCATAGGGAGAATTGCTGCCCCAGGCATGCTGTTCGCGCAGGTTGTTCGCGATGGTCATATTGAGGCCCATGACTTTGGGCGAACTCACACCGAAGAGATTGTTGACCACGATGTCAGCCGGAGTCGACGGATCGTAGCCGGGCGTCGGCGCGGCATAGGTCGAGCTGGCAATCGCCGCCGTTGCGGCCGTCTCAGCCAGCGCGCGGATGCCGAAGCTCAGCGTGCCGGGCTCACCGTTGCGGAAGCTGATGGCGCACGAATCGACCATGCATCCGGCGAGGCGGCGATACGGGTCGGTCGAGCCGCCCTCGTACTTTTCCTCCAGCGTGAAGAACTTCATCGTGCTGGCGTTCTTCAGGACGTTCGTCGCCCAGGTGCCCATGAGCGTGGACTCCCAGAGCACGTCCGTTGCCGCGTCGCGGACATAGGGCAGCTCGATCGTCTTCGGAAAACTGGAAAGCCCCGTGGTCATGTTCGCCGCCATGCGGTCGGCGCGGCGCTCCGGCGAGCGCGATGCTGGCCGGCTCGGCGAGCCGCTGACGCGGATATCGCGGGTCACAAGAAAGGCCGGCGTTGCCGGGGTCGTGCCCTGTGTTACCTCCGCGATGATCGCGGTCTGTTTGTTCGCGCTGTCCATTGCGGTGGCTCCTCTAGATTGGACAAGAAAAAACCGCCGGGATGGCGGCGGTGGTCAGTCGATGCGTCGGATATCAGCCGACATTGTAAATTTCATACGCGAGGGCCAGGCTCTCGACCCACATGCCACCTTCATCGTGGCCGCCGCTCATCGGCATAGTTGCGGTAATGCGGATTGAGCGCGAGCCGGCAGCAAAGCGGCGCATGCGGAATGCCGAGCGGATGGATGCAGCGTAGGTTTCGGCAAGGTCGCGGTTGGTGGTGCCGGTGCGCAGGCGCGTCACCACGTTAACTGTTACCTGCCCTTGCTCGCGGTGAAAGTTAGCGGCCGGTGCGCCAAACGTATATTGCGCTTCGCTGCCGCCGGGGAATTCCAATTCAAGATAGCCAGCCGCCGTTGAGGCCACGCCGGCCGCGGCCGGGTTGGGCTGCACGCTGGTGTTGAGGGTGTCCTTGATAGGCCAGGCGATCGACTCGGCCGAGCGGATGGTCGCAAGCTCGCTGCGGAAGGCATCGCGGAGAGTGTCACCGGCCATGGTCGCCTCTTAGTTGGCCAAGCCGGTGGGCTTGATGAAGAAGTTGAGCGAGGGGTACACAGCGTCGCGCTGGATGCGGCCTGCGTGCGTTTGCCCGGTAATGCGGCCGTTACTACCGCGCGTTAGTGAGCGGGCAGGAAGCGGCGCTTTTCTGCCGCCGGGTGCGCCCCACACTTTCGCCGCGCCCTCAAGCTTCACAAACTTAAAATCGAAAAACATCGACCGCCCATAGCGGCGCACCAGCAACGGCAGCACCACGCGCTCATAGACGCCGCGCGGTGCCATCAAACTTTGACCCGCGATCTTGCCGCCGCTTTTCTTGGTTCCCTTGCGGCCTTCGATCTTTCTGGCGTAGGGCAGTGGATTAACGATCTGCACCCGGTCGGTTTCTTTTACCGCAAAGAGAACCGCTCGAAGATCGCCGGTTATCTCGGCGCCATTCAAGAGCACCATATGCGACTGCACATAGCGCCCGCTTCGCACCGGAGACTTCTTGCGGAGCGCATCGAGCGCCCATAACACCGCTTCGGCCATCTGCGGGCGCCTAATGAATTCGATCTTGCCGAAAGGCTTAACTTGCAAATAGTCGCGCCGCGGCGTGCCGTCCGTTACCACTACCGGCTGATTGTCAAAGCCCCGGCTGACCTCCTCGCGCAAAGCCCTCTCTGCCACCGCAATCGTGTTGGCCTTCACCCATTCGCCAATCGACTTGCCGTCAAACGGCTTGCCGATGTGCTGAACGGTGACACCCACTAGCCGATCACCTCAAGCTCATAGGCCCCGGTTATTCCGCCATCGGCCAGCGGGCGAACGTCGACCACGGCGCGAGGAACACCATCGACCGTGAGCGAGTCGGTGCTTGAGCTTGGCACCTTCACCGACCAGGCCGAAGCCAGCAGCTCGGCCGTGCCGATCTTCACCCGGAAGCTTTGCTGCTCAGCGGAGTTGCCCACGGCCACGGTGGTGCCCGGCACGCGCTTTCCCTTGAGCGCGATGGTGGTGCCCTCGCCCTCGCGCGCCAGCGTCATGCTCGATCCACGCGCGGCAATAAAGCGCGCTGTCGTTTCCAGAATGCTCACGGCGCAGGATTACGCCAAGGCGCGAGCATGTCGCGCACCGCCGGGAGGAGCACGTTGGCGCCCATCACGTCGCCGCCCGGCACCGAGTAGGAGACGGCCGCGAGGTCCGGCACATTCTCCGACCGGATAGTGGGATCGCGGTCGGCGGCAAAAAGCATCCCCTTGATCTGCTCGATGCAGGCGGCCTCGATCGCCGCGTCGATGTTGGTGGCGAGCGAAGTCGTGACGGCGAAGCCCGCCTTAAACGTCACCACGATCTTGCCGGTGCTCCATTCGATCGGCGTATCGGTCGAGATGCGGCGCAGGACGCCCGGCGTCGAGCCGAGCACGACGTAGTCGGTGCTCACCGCAAGCGTTGTTTCCGCCTCGACGACCGAGTCGATGGAGAAGAGCGGGACGCGCCACGGCAGGTACAGTTCGCTGCCGCGACCGGCGATCGTTTCGGCGTGCCACGTCGCACGCAGCGTCTCGCGGGCAAAGGTCGGCTTGGCGCCGGACGCGTCGCGCGCCAGCCGGCACCAAGCCACGATCAGGGCGGTGGCGCGCGGTATCAGAGCGGCGATGATGGTGTCGGAATTGGAGTCGGTGATCCGGAGCGCCTCTTTGACCTTTGTCGAGGTCGTCAGAGACCGGTTGGTGGCGTCGTCGGTCGCCGCAGCCGTCGTCTCTAGGAGGTCGGCAAAGGCGCGCATAGCGGTGCTCCGCAGAAGGTGCCGCCGCCGGATCATACCGGCGGCGGCAGTCACGCTGGTGGAGATCAGGCCGGCGGATTGACCGTTGGCGCAGCCGCCGGGTTGCCGAGCAGCGCGATCACTCCGATCAGGGAGGCGGTCGCATTGTTGGTCGGCGTGATGGTGAGCCGCGTGTAGCGCTTCGTGCCCAGATACCCGAGCTTGAAACACTTGTTGTCGTCGCTCTGGATGAACGACGCCAGCGCCTCGGTGCCCAGCAGATTGGTATCGGCCACCGCCGCGGCATCGGAGAGGTTCGAGGCGTCGCCCTCTTCGAGCAGCACCGTGAACTCCGCGCCGGCATCGCCGAGCGAACCGGTGGCGAGCAAGTAGGTCAGCGACTCAAAGCCCTTGCGGTCGATAATTTCCCCGACAGCCGCCGTATTGTCGGCCACCGACACCGGCGAGATGCAGCGCTTCGGGGTGACCTGGTTGAACATGTCGCGCATGGTAGCGCCTCCAGCAAAGAAAAACGGAAATGGTGCGGCGGCAGTTTAGGTCGGCCGCCGCGACGACCTTGCCCTTGCGGGTGCAGCGCCAGCCTTAGCTGGCCGCCATCTTCATGACCTTGATGGCCTCGAAGTTCTGCACGCCACCACCGACCCGGCGGCGCGTGTAGAACTTCACGTAGGGCTTCGAGGTCAGCGAGTCGCGGATGACCTGGGTGCCCAGACGATCGACGATCAGATAGCCGCGCTTGAAGTCGCCGAACGCCACCGAGTAGCTGTTCGCCGCGACATCGGGCATCTGATCGTCATAGTTGATCGGATGGCCCAGGAAGGTCTCGGTGAAGCCGTCAGCCACCGACGCGCCCGGCTTCCACTGAAGGTTTCCGGACCCGTCCTTGAACTTGCGGACCGTGGCGACGGTGGCGTCATTCATCAGCCAGACCGCATTGGGCCGATAGACAGGCTTCAGTGCGTGCCGCAGCGCGACGAAGTCGTCCACCGGGCTGACCGAGGTCGAGGTGGTGCGAAAGGCGCCCGAAGCGCCGGACGGGACGTAGCCGATCGAGCCCCAGGCATAGGAGGCGTTGGCCACGATGCTGTAGTCGAGGAAACCGCGCGGGCGGTTCACGCCGTTGCCATCGATGAACGCCTGGTTCTCGGTGGTTTCGAAGATGATGCCGACCTCGTCGGCCAGCCAGGCCTCGATGTTCTGGTCGGAGTCCTCGAGCAGCTCCTGCGTCGCGCGCGGCTCGGCCCACAGGGTGCCGGGCGTGAACTCGAGCTCGACCAGGCCGGGCGTGGTGGTCTCGGTCGGCGCAGTGTGCTCGTTGCCCCAGCCGCCGTATCCGGCGCCCGACGTCGTCACCAGCTTTTTGAAGCTGCGGCCGGTGATGCTGCGAACCGTGGCAAGGTTGCGCATGTTGACGTTCGCGCGCGCCACACGGTCGATCATCGTGTCGAGCTCGGAGTGCACGGTGTAGCCGCCGTCCGGGTTGACGCCGGCCGAAAGCGCCTTCTTCTCCAGGCCTTCCTCTTCACCCTTGCGGATGTAGTTGAACAGGCCCGCCTTGTACTCGGCCATGGCCGGCGTGACCGACTTGCCGTCGCCGCGGTTCGGTCGGGCGGCGGCAGTCTCGGCGGCCTCGGCGCGATCGTTGGCGGTCTTGATCTCCTTGGCGAGCCGCGTCAGCTCGTCGTTGATCCGGGCCGTTTTGGCCTCGCTCTCGGCGGTCTTGCTCTTGGCCTCGTCGGCCAGGGCGGCCTTGAACGCCTCGAAGGCTTCGCCCTGCTTTTCGAGCAGAACCTTGATCTCGTCGCTCATGATGAGCCTCCTACTTTTTGAAGATTGCGGTGTTGCGGCGGATGATGTTCGCCAACTCATCGGCGTCGTCGCCAGCATCGCGCAGGCGCTTCAGGCCGTTGAAGCCGTCGGCCATAAAGGCCTTGGCTTCGGCACGCGAGAGTCCTGCGTCGCGCAGGAGCTTCTCGATCTCGGAAGGCGCGGCCGACTTCACGTCGGTCACGCGCGCCTTGTCATTCGCGGGGAAGGTGACCGGGGAGACTTCCCACAGGTGGACCTTCTTGATCGTTCGCTTGGGGTCGCTGGCGTTCACCCGCGGCGAGGAATCCAGCGTGGTGAAGCCGATCGACAGGCCGGTGACGGCCTTCTCCTTCATCTCGATGTAGGTATCGCGGCCGAGCGTGGTCGGCAGCAGACGCCCCTTGACCGCCAGGCCCCTGCCGTCTTCGGCGAGGTGCGTCCAGACCCCGGCGACCTTGTCGGACTGGTGCTGGTAGAGCATCGGGATGGTCTTGCCGGCCGACTGCGCAGCCGCGAGCGTATCGGCGAACGCACCCGGCACGATCACGTCGCCATAGCCATCGATATTGTTGAAGTATGCGCCGTAGCCCTCGACGATCATCGCGTCGCCGGCGTCAGCGAACTTCCACTCCGCAGGAACCGCGGCCAGAAACTTGTCGTGCATGGCGTGTCCTTGGTTATATGGCCGGTGGCGGCGTATCGGACTTCGGCGGAAAGAACGGCGTGCCGTCCGGCTCAACAACCGTGGTGTTGAGCGGCATGCGGAAGCGGTCGAGTTCGGGCGCCTGGTCCATTTCCTCCCAGGCGCGAATCTCGTTCGGCGTGACCGCGCCCATGTTGACGAGCAGCTGATAGTATTCGCCGCGCTCTTTCGCGGTGCCGCGCAGCAGCGCCTGCACCGTGAACTTGAAGTAAAGCCCGGCCGCCCATTCGTCGTCGGTCAGAAGCTGCGTCGACATCGCCTCTTCCCAGGCCACATGCCAGGGCGAGAGCGTGTGCACGACGTGCTGAATGAAAAACTGCTCCGCGCTGGCAAAGGTCGGCGCCGAGTCGCCGCTGTGGCCCACCATCTGCGGGAACACATTAAATCCGCGGCAGATGTCCTCGATTTGCTGCCCCCGCAGCGCCATTGTCTCGGCGTCGACGTTGTCCAGCATCAGCGACTTGAACTCGAGGTCGCCCTCCAGTAGCGCGGTCTTGCCGGCGTTGCCGCTGCCACCGTGCATTGCCTGCCAGGCCGCTTTGACCATCGCGCGCTGCTCATCGTTGAGCGGTGCCTTGGCCGTCAGGATCCCGCCCGGCCGCGCACCGTTGGCGAACAGCCGTGCCTGCGCCTCGTCGACTGCCATGCGCAGGCCGATGGCTTCGCGCGCGTAGCGAAGGGCGCCAAGGCCCTTGACCGCATCCCAGGAGGGCCCGCGCAAAACGAACACGTCGCGCTGGCTGTATGTGTCGCGCGTGCCGTTCGGCCATGTGACCGTGTAGGTGATTTTCCAGTCGTCGCCCTGCTTCCAGGTGATCCAGTCCGGCCGGACCGGCAGCAATTCAAGCGGTCGGCCGTCCGACGGCGCCCGCGTGATGATCGACAGACCGAAATCCGCCATGGCGGCGTGCATCGTCATCGTTCGCCGCCACTCGCTCGGCGTCATCCATCCGTTCGGGCGGCGCGCGATCAACCTCGACACCGCGTGATCCGTTACCACCGCGCGGCTCTTGCCGTCGCTGCTTATGCGATACAGCTTGAAAGGGATCTGTGAGCAGCCGTTGCCGAGCAACGTCACGCACCTCATCACCGTAGTGACGCCCAGCGCACGCTCCGACGTCACGCTCTGCCCGCTCGCCGACTGCCCGCCCGTCACCAGGTATTCGCGCAGCAGGTCGAGCGCGTTGCTCTTGGCCTCGCGCCGCCGAAACGGATTCCACATCGGCGGCCTCAATCTAACAGAGTGATGGTGGCGCCGGCGCGTGCTTGCGGATTCATGCCCATGAGCGAGATCGCGTTGAAGCTCGCCATAAGCGGATCGATCTTCGCCGAGCCAGCGGCCTGTTTCGTGATGATGATCGCGTTGCCGCGCGGCTCGACCTTCGCGTTGCCGACGCACCAGGCCATCATAGGCTGGCCGCCATGTATCAGCGAGCCATCGGCGAGCGCCCGCTCCATCGTCTTGATCGCGCCGCTCAATCGCCAGCCTTGCGATATGCCCTGGATCATGCCGCCGGCCTCGGTGCCCTTGATGCCGGCCTCGCCCAGAGCGTCGATGATGCCACCCACTCCAGCCGGATCAACGCCGACCTTGTAGAGCTTGCCGCTCGCCAGCACCTGCTCGGCCATCTCCGTGAGGTCGTCCATATCGTCGCCCAGCCGATCGATCACGCGGAGGTCGCCCGCCTTCTCGAAATCACGCAGTACGGATGCCTCGCCCTTGCGACGCTCAAGCACCGACTTGTAAGCCCACGCCTTGCACCACAGCAGCAGCCGGCCGGTCTTCTTTTCGCGGCCCATCACCGCCAGGCCGAGCAAATCGTCCAAGCCGCCGCCGTCCGCGCCCATCACGACCACTTCGGAGCGTGTCAGAAGCTCGTCGAGGGTGAGCGTCGTTTCCGCCGCTGCCTGCCAGTGATCGGCCCCAGCCCAGCGGTCGGAGCCGAGCGCCAGGCCGATCTCGATATTGAGGTGCTGCGAGGCCCAGCGGATGACCTCGCCGTCGCCGTCGCGCTCGGCACGCTCGAGCATCTCCTCGAGCTTCGCCAGCGTCACCGACTTGTCGAGGTTGGGCGTCACCATCCACCAGTTTTTCGGCTCTTTCCAAGCCGGCGGGATGGCCTTGTCCTTTATGAAGCGCTCGGGAAACTCGTACAGCACCGACAGCGTGCGGCCGGGTGTGCGCCCGTCGCGGATGCCGCGTGCGTTTCGAAGCTCGGAGGCGAACGCGCCTCGCGGTGGCTGGTCGCTTTGCGTCGTAATCATCGCAAAGAACGCCTCCGGGATGGCGATCATGCCGCCCCGGATTTGCCCGATGATCCTCTCCGCCGCCGGGCTGCGCGCGATTTCGTGAAGCTCGTCGAGCAGCACGCCGGCCGGCTTGATGCCGGTCAGGATGCTTGCGTCGAAAGTCTTGATTGCCAGCGATGCCTTCGTCCGCCGGTCGGTGATCTTCCGCATGTGCTCCTGGACGTGCATCCGGCGCGACAGGAAACCCGACTCGTCGGCCTCGATCATGCCGACCGCTTGCGTGAACGCGAGATGAGCAATTGCCAGTGATGGCGCAATTAACAGGAACTCGGCTCGTGGCCGGTCGTTCAACAGAAGCGCCGTCACCATGAAGGCCGCGCCATAGCTCGTCTTGCTCGACTTCTTCGGCGCCAGCAGGAACAGCTCCGGCACCTGGCGCTCGCCCGTCGCTTTGTTGACCGAGCCCAGCACCGTGCCGACGATCTCGCGGAACCACTCGCCGCTCGCCTCTTTCAGCGCCGGCTTGCCCGAAACGTCGGGCAGGCGCAGCTTGTCGAAGATCGATGTCGCCCGGTTATACTCGCTCCGGTCGATCGGCAGCGCCGGCAGTAGCGACTGCCCCGCCTCGATCCGCGCCGCCCAATCAGGAACCGCGAAAGACCAGTGCGCCGCCATCAGTGTTGGACCAGGCTATCCCACTCCGTGCCCTCGTGCGCCGTCTTGGCGTTCTGTTCCGCAGCGGCTTTCTTGCCGACAACATCGCCCTCGGGGCGAACCGCCGCCGGATCAGACCAGCCGGCGCGCATGCGGAGCCAGAACTTCGCGGCGTCCAGACCTTCGCGGGTTTCTTTGCAGGCGATCCGAAACAGGTTTTGCGCGACCTTGGCGTTAGCCTTCAGCGCGCCAAGCTCGATCTCCTGGAAATAGTGAAAACGCAACGTCGGCGGCGTGATGCCCAGCATCCTGCCGATGTCTTCCTGCTGCACGCCAAAGGCGGACAGGTTCTCGACCATCGCGCGGTTCTGCGGCGTCGGCGCGTGCGACGGGCGCCCGCCCTTATTTCGCGGCTTTGATGTCGTTGAAGGTTTTGCCATCTGATTCCAGTTTTGCCTGCTCGCCGGTAAACTCCTGCCAGCGCATGACGGCCACATCGACGTAGGCCGGATTTAACTCGATCGCGTGTATGCTGCGGCCCGTCATCTCGGCTGCAATGATGGTGGTGCCGGAACCGCTAAAGGGCTCGTAGACGGCTTGGCCGGGGCTGCTGTTGTTCTCTATCGGGCGCTTCATGCACTCGACAGGCTTTTGGGTAGAGTGGCCCGTCTCGCTTTTCTGCGGCTTGTCGATCTGCCAGAGGGTGGTCTGCTTGCGGTCGCCTGCCCAATGGCCGGTGGCGCTCTTGCGCACGGCATACCAACAGGGCTCGTGCTTCGGGTGATAGTGGCCGCGCCCAATGACAAGGTTCGACTTGGCCCATATAACTTGAGCCCGGATATCAAAGCCTGTTTCGATCAAGCTCTCAGCTACGATGTGAGCCTTGTTCCCTGCGTGCCAAATATAGGCCACATCGCCGGGGAACAGAGCCCACGCCTCGCGCCAGTCGGCACGCCCGTCGTTCTCAACCTTGCCTTTCGCGCGGCCGCTCCCCGTTGAAAGCAACGAACCGTCACCATTGCGGGCTGTCGTCCGCCAGTCAGCGTTATACTCCACCCCATACGGCGGGTCCGTGACCATCAGGTGCGGCTTCACCCCGGCGAGCGCCTTGTCCACCACCAGCGGGTCGGTGCAGTCGCCGCAGACAATCCTATGCCTGCCCATAACCCAGACATCGCCCAGCCTGGTGACAGGATCGGCTGGCGTCTCTGGCACGTCGTCGGGATCAGTCAGGCCATCTGTTTTGTCCGCCATCAGCATGTCGAGGTCGGGAAAGCCCAGGAGGTCGAGGTCAAACCCCAACTCGGCCAAGCCCGTCAACTCCACCGACAGCAGCTCCGGATTCCAGCCGGCGTTCAGCGCCAGTTGATTGTCCGCCAACACATATGCCCGCCGCTGCGCTTCGGTCCAACCGCGCGCCACCATCACGGGAACTTCGGAATAACCCAGGCTTCGCGCCGCAAGGACGCGGCCATGCCCAGCGATGATGCCGCCGTCCTCGTCAACCAGCACCGGATTCGTCCAGCCCCATTCACGCATAGAGGCCGCAATCTGGGCCACCTGCTCGTCCGAATGAGTCCTCGCGTTGCGGGCATATGGCACCAGGCTGGCGATGGGCCGGCGTTCAACGGAGTCAGCCGGCCAGGTAGGGCCAGACTTCGCCGCAGGGGCCGGTTTCTCGGCCACAGGGCGCGATCTGTCAGTTTTAGCGGTCATAATGCCTCACGGTCGGAGTCGGCCGACGTGCGCCCCTTTTGGGGGTTATGGGCGAAAGAAAAAAACCTCTGCGTGCGACCCCGCGCGGTTGGCGCTCCCCGGCGGTTTAGACTTTGGAGGCCCCCCCCCCTTCGCGCGCAACAATGTTGCGCGGGGTCAGGCCCGCATCCGCTTCGCGCGCTGCGCGTTGGTCTTGAGGGTATGACAGGAGCCACACCGGAGCCGGACATTGCGTGGGTCGAGCTTCGCGCCGCCGTCCTTCAGCTCGACGATGTGGTCGCCGAAGATGCGGCAGCGGCCACGTCCGCAGTCCTGGCACCTCTCACCGCGCTCGCGCTTGATGCCGGCCATCAGCTCGAGCCACGCCCGCGAGGTGTAGAACGGCTCAACGAGCTTGGGCGGCGGTGCTGCGATGCTGGTGTCGATCGTGGCGACGCGAGGCTTAAGCATCGCGAGCTTGGCCATGGCGCACCGCATGAAAACGCCCGCCGCGGAGAACCGGGCGGGCTGTGGTCGTGGCAATTACAGATAATAGCACATATATGGGGGGCAAGTGACACGCCTTGTCAAGCTGTAGTTGGCGACTCGGCGACCAGGTGCGGCCCGCGATCCATGCGAGGGCCGCGAATCCAGCCACGCACCTCGCACCAGAGGTCGAGGCCAGCCGCATAGTTCCTGAACGCCTCACCCTTGCGCATCCGCCTGTCATGCTCGACCTCAGCCAATGAGCGCGGCTCCGTCAGCACGTCGACCACGGCCTCGACCAGGATGCGGCGCCGATGGGCCAGTGCCACCCACTCCCGCCATGATGCGTCGACGGACGATCCCAGATCGGCGCGAGCGCTGGCACCACGCGACTCGCCGTACCTGGACGCCGCAGCGCCCAGCCCCACCGTGCGCTGGCGCCAGGCGAACTCCATCTCCTTCTCGGCGTCGCGCTGCATGCCGCTCAGGCGGTTGTGGCGCCACGCTTCGGACTGGCGCACCCGCGTGAGGTTGCGTCTGGCCTTGCGCGTGGCCTCGGGATCGTCCACCGCGATCTCGACCGTGGGGCTGTGCAGCTCCTGCCAGTCGAGGGCATCGCGACCAAAGCGCTTCCGGATCTTCTTCGACTTCTTCGGCTTCGCCATAATCAACCGCTCCCTTTCGCGAATCGTTCCGCCACGGCTTCGATCACGGCCCGATCGACCGGCGCCAGCGTGGCCAGCTCCGACTTCAGGAACACGATCACGCCGGCTTCGCGCGCCTCGGCGACGAGCCGCCGGAGCGTCTCGCTGGCCACCGGCTGCCGCGGCAGGTGCCGCTCAAGGCTGCCGCGGATGCGGTGCTCGCGGTCGGCGTTCATTTCCGAACGTCGTGCAGGATGGCTGCGTAGCCCACCAAATCGATGATCGAGTCCTGGTGTCCGGGATCGCGCGCCAGGCGCGTCAGCTTGAGGTCGATCATGCACAGCACGACCTGCGCCGGCGTGACGGGGTGGCCCAGCGTGATCGACCAGCGGGCCGCGATGGCCGCCATTGCCTCTCCAGGGTCGCCGTAGGTGGCCTGCCGCTCGCGCTCTATGCAGGACGCCTGGTCGATGAGGGTGGCGGCGCTCATGGTGTCCCTCCCGCCGCTCATGCTGCGCTCCCTGCTCTCAATGTCCGCATCAGGGCCAGGAAGTCCTCGGCGTGCAGCACGACGACCCAGCGTCGGCCCGATCGGCGGTGCCAGACCGTGGCGATGTCGCCCGGCCGCGCGTCTGTCAGCGCCTGCTCGAGCGCCGGGTACAGCGCCAGCGTCTCGCTGCGTTTGACCTCGATGTGGACGCCGTCGAGGCCGATCACGTCGGGGCTGTCGTTGCCGCCGGCGTACTGCACGCCCCGGCGCGCGGGGATGCCGTGGCCGCGCAGAAGCTCTGCCACCTCGCGTTCGCCGCGCTTGCCCTTGTCTCGGCTGGCTTTGCCCATCTTGGCCTCTCCTCAGAACGGCAGCGCGTCGCCGGCTTTCCAGTCCGCCGGCGGCTTGATTGCTTTTGGTCGCACGTCGGTGATCTCGGCGCCGGGGAACACCTGCTTTGCCCGCAGCAACAGCGCGGCCTGCTGGGCGGTCAGCAGGCGCAGCAGTTCTTCGAGCGCGATCGCGGTGTGATCTGGGTATCGGCCCGCCACCGCGCCTACGTCGGCGGTATGCAGGCAAACCGCGAACGCCTCACCGGCCATAGATGCGGTCCACACGACGCCCAGGTCATTGGGCGTGTGCCCGGCGGCGCGGGCGGCGGCATCGAGCGCCTTCCAGCCACGCGCGAGGGCGGCGGCCTTCTGGGCGGCGTTCTCCACGTCCCCGGAGGCGATCGCCATGTCGCACTGCTCCTGCGCGAGCGCGAACTTGGCCGCGAGGTCGGGCGGCACCAGCTGCGGCAACCGGTTAACGCCCCATGTCCGCTCCAGGTCGCCGGCCACGCGATCGAGGACGGCGGTTGAGGCGGCCCATGCCCGGCTTTCGGCCTCGGACATTGACGGCGCTGCGGGAGGCTTGGCCCGCCCGCGAATGGGGCGGTTCACTACAGGTAAAATGGGTGGCATTCCGAGTGCCTCCGCAGAATAGTTGAGTAAATTAGTAGGTGGGAACCTTGACCCCGTTTTGAGGTCATTTGCCGACGCAGGAATGAGCCGGTTTCCAAGGTTCCCGTTTTCAAGGTTCCCCTTAGGAAAAAAACAGTGGGAACCTTGGGTGTGGGGACCAAAGTCCCCCCACCCGGTCCCAAGGTTCCGGCACATCCGGGAACCTTGGGGAACCTTGGGGAACCTTGGGAACCTTGAGATTTATTTCCGACCATTTGGCCTGTTCCCGGTGCGCTCATAAACGAGCCGTTCGCCCTCGTTCAGCGCGACCAAATACCCCTCGCTTCGATTGTGTCGCCGCACGTCATCCGGCCAGTCGGTGGCCACGATCAACAGGCCGTCTAGGATAAGCTGCTTGATCACAGTGAGGCGCTGCGACCGGCGTCCGCCTAGTCGCTCGGCAACGTCCTTTTTGCCCATCAGCACCCCTTCCGAGGCTTTCTGGCGCACGAACTCAATGATCTCCTGCCGAGCTCGTTCTTGTCGTTCGCGTGTCCGCTCTTCCTTTTCGGCGGCCCGGATTGCTCCAGCCTGCGCTTTGCGGTCGCCCTCCTCCTCGCTAGTCAGCGGCTCGATGGTGACGTGCCGTACAGGGATCTCGCAGGCTTCGCCAAACTCATCGACCCCCCATTCGTGGTCCACATGCGACACCAGTCGGCAGGAGGCGATCGCCGCTTCAAAGCGGGTCTTGCCCCGTATGAGGAATCTCTGGTCGTCGTCCTCGATCACGATGAAAATCACCTGGTGCGCGTCGCCCTCCAGCGCCGTAGCGCCGCGCGCTGACATATTCTTGGCGTCGGCCCGGCCAAATGACGCCTTGGCGACGTGGCCTACGATCCAGACCGGCAGCCCGGCAAACCGCTGCTTGAGCGCGGCCATTATCTGCGAGGTTTCCGCGTTGTCGTTTTCGTCGTCGACGGCGATGATGGCCGACCTGGTATCCAGCACCACCAGCGGCGGCAGCCGGTTGCCGTCCACCTCCTCGGTGAACTGCTCCGTGTAGATCGCGGCGACCTCGACCACCTGGTCGATCGGCATGCGCACCGCCTCGACCAGATGCACGCGCTGCCGGATGATGTCGCCCGCGCCAGGGATTGCCTTGGCGACCGCGTACATGATCCGTTGAAACTGGTCCGTGTCCTCTGAAATATAGATGACGTGGCGGCCGTAGCGCGGCGCCAGCGGGTCGCCCGCTACTGTGGCGCCGGCCACCTTGACCACGATGGACGCCAGGACCGTTGTCTTGCCGACGCCGTGCTGCCCGGCAATGACGACCAACCCGGCACCTATCAGCCCCGGCAGGATCATTTTGGGCTGCCGCAGCGTCTCGGGCAGCGGCGAGACAAAGCGCGCGAGCGGGTGGACGGGCTTTGCCTGCGGTCCAGATTCGGACTCGCCGTCCGCATCCGCACCACCGGCCGCGTCATGCCACTCGTCGCGCGGCTTCTTTG